TCAGCAATGGCTGCCCTTCTTATTTTTACCCCATGAAGATTTGCATTGTTTACAACGCCCATCCAACCGGGTGCAGTTACTACCGCCTCGAAATGCCGAACGCATACTTGGGCGACAACTACCCGGAGTTTGATTACGTCTGCGTCGAGAATATCACCACCATTAGCGACGAGGGGTTGAAGTCCATTGACCTGTTCCTGTTCAGCAGGCTTTGGTGTCAGGGAACCATGGAGCAGGTGGAGAATGTCTACAAAGCCCTGACCCAATTCGGGGCCAAAGTCATCCTTGACCTTGACGACTACTGGGTGCTTGAAAGCGGCCACATCATGTACCGCCACTATCATCAAACCAAACTCGCAGAGGTCATCCGTAAGCACATCAAATTGGCTGATTGGGTTACCTGTACCACCGAGCATCTTGCTGCCCGCATACGGCCTCTAAATGCGAATGTGAGCATTTTGCAGAATGAACCCTACGAAGCGTATCAGCAGTTCATTCCCAACCCCGAAGAAGAACCCGACAAGCACCTCGTCAAGTTCGGTTGGTTCGGTGGTGCGCAGCACGGCGAGGACATGGAACTGCTCCGTGAGGGGATGCAGAAGTTACGCTGGGACGCAAACCTTGACGGCAAGTACCGCCTCTATCTCGGAGGATGGAACGACAACAACCCCGTGTACGAGGGCTACGAGAAAATCATAAGCGACCAAGGCAATAACCCGAACTACGGACGAATCCAAGCAGCGGATATTTACTCCTACGTCGGTGGCTACAACTTCGTGAACGTAACCCTTGCACCTTTGCGAGATACCAAGTTTAACAAACTCAAGTCCGAGTTGAAGGTGGTCGAGGCAGGGTGGATGAACAAGGCCATCATCGCATCCGAAACCATCCCCTACACGGACGTAATCAAGCACGGAGATAACGGGTTTCTTGTTCCTTACAACAAACCCAAGTACTGGTACACGTACATCAAGCAGTTAATCCTTGATCCCGACCTTCGCAAAGCCTTGGCTGATAACCTCACGGCTGACATTAAAAAGCAGTTCAACGTGGTCGAAACCGCCAAGAAGCGGGCCGAACTATACAGGCAGATTGGGCGCAAATTGTGAAATAAGGGCGGTCGGTACATTTAGGGGTAGATGCTTTACCTGAACCCTGACACGACCAACACTCTGACGGTTACTTGGACCGAGCGTTCCAGCACGGGGGACCGCTACATCCTGCGCCTTACGAGCATCGCAAAGAACACCACGACCGATTTCACCCTGCTGAAATCCGCAAACCTGTCATCTTATACCAACCGCTATGACCAATTTCAGATTGCCGTGGGGTCGCTTGAAACAGGCTCGTATAAGTATGAAGTTTACGATACCAATAGCACGGTTGCCGCTGCTTTGGCGGTCGTTGAAACGGGCTTGGCTTTTGTACAAACCGCAACGATAGGCTTTAACACCTACGCCAATTCAATTACTTACACTGTCTTTGGGGCATCCGATGAGGGTGTCTTTGATTCCACCTTTGACTCAACTTTTGCCTAATGAGCGTACAAACAAGAACGCAACTCCAAGCGAGTGCTGCTACCATTGCTAACGAAACCGCTGCCGGGGCCAACACCGCTTCAAGGGTTGGTGGTCTATTTGACGACCTCGCAGACACCGCAACGCTTGACCGGGAGCGAGGCTTTGCGAACCTTTACCTTGACGAACCAAAAAACTTTACCCCGACGCAAGGGCAGGCCGTTAAGTTGACAACCCCGCTCAAAAACGGTTTACTGTCAACCTACAATTTCACAAGGACCACCACCGCCATCACCTACACAGGCACAACGGGTGCAGCCCTTCGCATTGCTACGTCTATGGTCTTTGCACAGGGCAACAACAACCAAATCAAGGTTTACATCGCCAAGAACGGTACACCGATAGACCAGTCAATGACTGACATCACAACGAGCCACACGAACGGCCATGCGGTTTTTACGGAAATCGTCTTGCAAGGTGCGGTCAACGATGAGTTTACCATCTACATCAATGCCGTAAGCGATGGTGGAAGTATCGCAATTTCATCCCTTTCATTCACAGTTCACACCCTATGAGCAAGTCAACGCAGCACTTCACCCAATGGTTGGGGATAGAGCATAAGGTCCCCGTGATGTTGGAGAATCGTTCCGGCAAATACATCACCTACGGCTTTGCCAACGAATACCCCTACTACCTGCTTGACAACTATCGCAGGTCGTCTAAGCACAACGCTATCGTGAATGGCAAGGTGAACTATATCATGGGCGGTGGATGGCAGGCAGGGGATGACTTGACCGTGGAGCAGCAGGCCCGGTTCATCAAGTTTTTCGATGGAATGTCCAGCACCGAGGACTTGAACGACATCACGGAGAAACTGGTCCTTGACTTGGAACTATTCAATGGCTTTGCGGTTGCGGTTACTTGGTCCAAACTTGGGACCATCGCCAAGATGGAGCACGTCCCGTTCGAGAAAATCAGGGTTGACAAAGAGGAGAAGATGTTTCAAGTCGCTGACTGGTACAACGACGACATGATGCAGTTGTTCCCGAAGGTCGGCGACATTGAGAAAATCCCTGCATTCGACCCGGAGAATCGCCTCGGCAAACAGTTGTTCTACTATCGTGTGTACGCAGCAGGCGTAAAGCACTATCCTCTACCCGAATACATCGGGGGGAACGCTTGGATTGAGGCAGACGTGCAAGTGGCGAACTTCCACAACAACAACCTGCGAAACAACTTTTGGGGGGGATACTTGATCAACTTCAACAACGGCATCCCGACCCCCGAAGAACAGGGCGACATCGAGAGGCAGATTAAACGCAAGTTTTCAGGAACCGACAACGCCGGTCGCTTTGTTGTAACCTTCAACGACGATGCGGCCAAGGCCCCAACACTTGAACCGCTCACACCGTCCGACATGGACAAGCAGTTTGAGATACTGAACAAAGCCATTCAGCAGGAGATATTCATCGCACACCGTGTAACGAATCCATCGTTATTCGGTGTCAAAACCGAGGGCCAACTCGGAGGAAGGACTGAATTAGTTGAGGCTTACGAACTATTCAAGGCCACCTACGTCAACGACCGGGTGCGCAAAGTGGAGCGGATGATAAACTACCTCGGCTCGTTCAACGGAGTCGAAGGGATGGAACTGATACCTGTGGAACCCATCACGGAGCGACTAAGCGAACAAGCCCTGTTGCAGATAATGACCCAAGACGAACTTCGGGAAAAGGCAGGTCTGCAACCACTTGAGAAACCTGCCGATGTGGTGGGACCTAATCCCCAACCCGACGAGCAACCGCAAGCCGTGGAAGCCTTGCAGAGCAACGACAACATCAAGAAGTTGTCAGGCCGTGAGTACCAAAACCTGATGCGTATTGTCAGGCAGTATATGCAGGAGAAAATAACTCTTGAAATGGCTCGGACGATGCTATCAGCCGGCTTCGGTCTGTCAGCCCAAGAGATTGACACGATGCTCGGAGTGCAGGCCCAAGAGTTTAGCGAACCGACTTGGGGCGAGGAAGACGACGAAGACTACGGATGGGGCGACGAAGAGTTCAAGGTCTTGGAAGTGGTTGCAAGCAAGTTCGGATGTCATGCCGACGATTACCATGTGATGCACTCAAAGCCGATGCGGTTTGACATCAACATTGACGAAAACATCCGCTTGGCCTTTGCCGAACTGGGCGAGGAAGAAAAGGAACTGGACCTGAAGATTGAGGCGTATCGCAAGAAGAACCGGGATGCCAGCGTTGAAGAAATGGCAAAGGAATTCGGGGTCAGCAAAGCCAAGGTCGCCAAGCGAGTCGCCTACTTGATTACCAAGGACCGCTACCCAATCAGCCGGGCGGTGGACAAGATTGCCGAGCAGAACCTGCCCAAGAACGTGAAGGAAGTTGCCGAGCCAGTCTTGGAAGTCCGCTACAAGTACGCATGGGCCACAGGGTTCAGCAACAAGGACAAAGGTTCAAGCCGTCAGTTCTGCAAGGTCATGCTTGACTTAGCCGGGCAGGGCAAGGTTTACACGAGGGAGGACATCGACGGGATTAGTGCGATCATGGGATATTCCGTTTGGAACAGGAGGGGCGGTTGGTATCACACACCGAGCGGAGTGAACAGGCCACAATGCAGGCACGTATGGGAGCAGCAGTTGGTCATCCGTAAAGGCAATAAAATCACGAAGGCATGAAGGCACTCTTTATAAGCGAAGAAACGCTACTGGACAATAGCATCATCAACGAGAACGTCAGTTACACGCAGATACGTCCAACGGTTGTCAAGGTGCAGGAGATGCGGATTCAGCCGATTGTAGGCTCTCCGTTGTACGGGGAACTCGTCAGCCAAGTGGTCAGCGGTTCAACGTCTGCACTCAACCAAACGCTCTTGGAGGACTACATCCAGCCTGCGATGATTCAATGGCTCTACTACGAGTTGCCGATGGTCTTAGCGTTCAAGTACATGAACAAGGGGATGGTTCGCAGAACAAGCGAGGAAAGTTCCCAAATGAGCATGGAGGAAATCACACGGCTCACGGATAAGGTCAAGAACGATGCCGAGTGGTATTCCGAACGGATTACTCGCTACCTCATGGAGAACCGCAACGCCTACCCATTGTGGAACTCGCCTCCGTCTGCTTTGGATACGATTTACCCGAACGCTACCAACTACCGCACCGGGATGGTCTTGGACCGCAACCGAAGAATGGGAATCAGCAACCTTGACTACCCCTACCCTTACGGTCAATTTGGGGCGTGTAATGACTGCTAAGCATGGGCGCACACAAG